AACCTTTTGATTTGAAGGTTTACAACTTGGCCGCCATACGATTACTACAGCAAAATTTTGGAATTAACCTGTCTAAGTTTTCAGAGACAGGGGCAGTAAAACCAAAGAAAAAGAAAGCAGGCAAAAAGCCAAAATCAATGTTAGATGTGGGGAATTAATAAGATGTCTGGAGCTTCTGAAATGTACGAGCTTTACCTAGCAGCGGAAAAGAAAGTATTGGGCGGTCAGTCTGTAAAGTTTGGTGATCGGACTATGACAAGGGCAGATTTACCGGAAATCATAAAAGGCCGTAAAGATTGGGCGCGACAGGTAATAAACAGAAAAAGTGGCGGGGCAAGTCATAGCCTAGTCAATTTTAAATGAGAATCTTAAATAAAATTATAAGCCCATTTTCCCCAGCTTGGGCGCTTAAGCGTGAACGCGCTTCAAAAATATTGGCGGCGTATGAGTCAGCGCAACCAAGCCGAACAAGAAAAAACCCCGCTGATAATTCGAGCGGAAATGCTTTGATGGCAAAGGCGGGTAATACCTTGCGCGGTCAGGCTCGGCACTTGGAGCAAAACCATGATTTGTGCCGTGGTGTTTTGAACACCTTGGTTGCTTATGTTGTGGGCGCTAAAGGGATCGGTATTGAATGCCAAGTTTTAAAAAAGGATGGAACACTACACAAAGAATTTTCTGATGAACTTCAACACCTTTTCAAAGATTGGAGCCGCAAACCAGAAACAACACACCAATATTCTTGGGCCAAAACACAAAGAATGGTTGCGCGGTCTTGGTTGCGTGATGGTGAAGCGCTGAGCAAATCAATCATGGGTATTGTACCTACTTTGAATCATGGAACAAAAGTTCCCTATTCTATTGAGCTACTTGAAGCGGATCACATAGCAGATTACAGCGATGGCCAGAACATTGTTCAGGGCATTGAGCACAACGGCTGGGGTCAACAAACATACTTCCACCTTTATGACAAAAACCCCTTAGACGGTAGTGCGTACACCACAGGTGCTCGGAAAATAAGCGCGGGCATTATCGACCACATTAAATTTACCGATAGATTAAGACAGGCCCGCGGCGTTTCAATTTTTGCCTCAGTCTTAAACCGTTTGAATGATCTAAAAGACTATGAAGAAAGCGAAAGAATAGCGGCCAAAATATCGGCTTCAATGGCGGCATATATCAAAAAAGGTTCCCCAGATTCTTTTGGTCTGGGCAATTCTGACGATGGTGAAGGCGAAGGCGAAGAGCGAGAGTTCAGCATGGGTGCTGGGATGATCTGGGACAACCTTCAAGCGGGTGAAGAAGTGGGAACGATTCAAAGCAATCGACCCTCTCAACTTCTTGAGCCATTCAGAAACGCAATGTTAAAAGCAATCGCGGCAGGTACTGGTTCTGGTTATAGCTCAATTTCTAAAAGCTATGACGGGACATATTCAGCGCAACGTCAAGAATTGATCGAACAGTGGATTCAATACGCAGTTCTCTCTAACGAATTTATTCAACAATTTGTTGAGCCTACATACATGCGGTTTGTAAAAATGGCCGTAGCTTCTGGGCAAATAAAAGTACCTGAAGATGTTGATGTTAGAACGCTATTTGATGCTGATTATTTGCCGCCTTCTATGCCGTGGATTGACCCAAAGAAAGAAGCGGAAGGACATGCCAGATTATTAGAATTAAAAATTACCAGCCCTCAAAAAATCATGAGGCAGCGCGGGGACAATCCCACAGACATACTTGATCAAAACGAAAAGTGGGAAAAAGAATTAATCGCTCGCGGCCTAACAATTACCGAAAAAGAACAACCGGCAAATGCTGGGGCTTCAAAGAAAGAGGATGACGACGATGAATAAAAGTTGGTATCAAATAAAGGCGATGGATGAATCATTCCATATAACGATACATGGAGTGATTGGTGATTGGGGTGTCACTTCAGAAGATTTTAAATATGAACTGGAAAAGATACCTGTAGGGGCGGCAATCACTCTGCACTTACATACAGATGGCGGGTCGGTGATTGAGGCATACGCTATTCATATTATGTTGCGTCGACATTCTAGCAACATAACAACGGTCGTGGATGGTATCGCCGCATCAATGGGGTCATACCTTTTCATGCTTGGTGAAAAGAGGGTCATTCCTGCCAACGCCTTTTTAATGATTCATTCACCAAAGGGCGGTCAATTTGGGACGCCTGAAGAAAACAGTGCCTTTACTGATTTTCTCTTTCAGATAAAAAGTGAAATGGTTTCAACCTATGTCAATAATTCAAATCTATCTGAAGACGAAGTAATAGAAATGATGAAGGTAGACACATGGATTCGCGGGGATAAAGCCGTTGAAATGGGCCTTGCCACAGAGCTAGATGAAGAAATTGACATTGCTGCGCAATCGTCTATTTCACTCGGTGCTTTTAAAAATATTCCTGAATCTCTTCAAGCCTTAAATGTTCAGAGCAAAAATTTAATTCCGTCTGCGGTGGTAGACATCATTGAAAAACCGGAGGGCAACATGCCTGATACTAAAGAAATAGCCGCAACTAAAGCGGCAAATAAAGTAGCAATTGACACAGCGGTACAGGCGGCGATTGTTGCGGAAACAGGTCGAAAAAATGAAATTGTAGCGGCGTTTGGCGACTTTTCAACGGATCATAGCGAGCTTTTGCAAGCTTGTATTATGGATAGTGAAACAACCGTGGCACAAGCTCAAACCAAACTGCTAAAAGCAATGGGTGAAGGCGTTAAGCCACTCGGCGCGGCAGGTGTTCATGTTGAAGTTGGCAAGACTGGTTCAGAGCGATTCGTTGATGATAGCGTTGAGGCATTACTAGGTCGCGCTGGCTTGGGTCAAGTTGGATCAGCTAACCCAATGCGCGGGATGCGTCTTGATGCGATGGCGCGTGAATCAATGATTGTGTCGGGCTCTAGTATTGTTGGTTTGGCCCCAATGCAAATCATCGGTGCTGCTTTCACGCAATCAACCAGTGATTTTCCTGTTCTGCTAGAAAATGCAATGCACAAAATCCTACAGAGCGCTTACGAAACTCAAGACGACACTTGGAGCCGTTTTTGTGCTGTTGGTAGCGTGAGTGATTTTAGAGCACATAACCGCTATCGAGTTGGAAGTTTTGGAAACCTCGACAAGTTGAATGAGTCGGGCGAGTTCAAGAACAAAGCAATTCCAGATGGTGAGCGTTCGCAGATTACAGCGGGAACCAAAGGCAACATTATCAATCTAACGCGGGCGGCAATCATTAATGATGATTTAGGCGCTTTCGTGAATCTTGCGTCAAGTTTTGGGCGGGCAGCGCGGCGAACAGTTGAAGCTGATGTATATGCTTTATTGGCTGAAAATGCCGGTCTTGGGCCAATCATGGTTGATAGCAAAACCCTGTTTCATGCGGATCATGGAAACATCGGGGCGGGCGTTGCTTTAACTGTGGCAGGTATTGAAGCTGACCGCGTTCTGATGGGTAAGCAGAAAGATATAGGCGGCAATGATTACCTAGATTTACGTCCTGAAGTGCTTTTGACCGCTTTATCTCTTGGTGGAACAGCTCGTGTGATCAACAGCGCGCAATATGACCCAGACACAGCAAACAAGCTGCAAAAGCCTAATATGGTCAACGGTTTATATAAAGACATCGTAGATTCAGCGCGTTTAGCTGGAACTCGACGTTATTCGTTTGCTAACCCAGCATCAGCCCCAGTGGTTGAGGTTGCATTTTTGAACGGTGACCAATCGCCATTCTTAGACACAGAAAACGGTTTCACGGTTGATGGTGTTCGCTGGAAAGTTCGCCTTGATTACGGCGTTGCAGCAATTGATTACCGTGGCGCAACAACTGACGCGGGTCAGTAATAATCAAATTAGGGGCTTTTCCAGCCTCTTTTTAATTTCAATTTAAGTTTTTAAAACAGGCGTTTTTATCATGGCTAAAAATTATGTAAATGAAGGTTTAACGGTTGACCATCTAGCGGCGGCTGACATTGCTTCTGGTGAAGTGGTTCCCGTTGGTAATTCAATAGGTATCGCAGCAACTGACATTGCAACTGGCGCAACGGGTACGCTTTTAATGGCGGGCGTTTTTACGGTTCCCAAAGTCTCCGCGGCGGTTATTGGCCTAGGTGAGGGAGTTAATTTTGATGTCTCGGCTTCTGCTTTTGATGACAATTTATCATCACTTGCGGCGGGCGATGTTTCAAAGTGCTGTACCGCTATGGAGGCGGCGGGCGCTGGAGTTACCACTATTGATATTAAAATCAATGTGGGCGTTGGTACGGTCACTTAAGAATAAGTGGTGTGACGA